GCCTGGCTGGCGGTGCCCGTCATGGCGTCACGGGCAATCTGCATGCCAGGCGCCACGGCCGCAGCACGGGTATAGGTGGCGATCAGGTCAGCGGCGGCCGCTTTGGCCAGCTCGTCCAGCATCTTGGCCGTTTCGTCAAACTGCGGCGCCATGGCCAGCAGTGTGGCGTAGGCCTGACGGCCATGATCCGTCGTCAGGTCCAGGCTGGACACCAACTGCCGGAAGCCTTCACGGGTGGTCGGCAGCGTCAGGCCCAAGTCGGCCAGCTGCTTGGACATTGCGGCCGTGCTGTTGTTGGCGCGCTCAGCTTGGCTGTAATACGCCTTGTAATAGGCCTCCGATGCCGAAATATAGGCATCGACGCCACCAAAGCGCTCCACCAGCTTGGAGGCCATGTCCGCACCGGACAGACCCACGCTGTAGATCTTGCCGCCCATGATGTCCAAACTGGCGTTGGCCACCGTGAGGCTGGTGGACATGCGCTGCAGCGTGGCCGAGGCCGTCTCGCCGGCACGTGTGTATTTGTCGGTGCCCAGCACCAGAGCGGCCATGGAGTCGCCGGCGGCCGTCATTTCCTGCTGCAGGCGGGCGGTAATCTGATCCCCAGACAGCCCTTGCGTGCTGAAGCGGATCTCGCGGGTGTACTTCTTGACCGCATCAGAGGACTGGCCCAAGACCTTAGCCTGGTCACCAATGCCTGTCTGGAGGACTTTAAACGCGGCCTGCAACTGGTTATCCGCAGCGAACCCAGCATATTGAGTCCAGTTGCGGTCGCTACCGAACCAGCCGCCGTCCTTCTCAAACTCCGCATAGGAGCGCATCGAGCCGCCGAGACGCCCGGCAACGCCGCCTCCGGTCTGCTCCACGCTGCCGCCAAAGATGCCATTGGCCAAGCCGCCCAGAAACGACCCCACCATGGTGCCGATGCCAGGTGCAATGAAGGTGCCAATGGCCGAGCCGATGGCGGTGCCGTATTGTCCCTTGGAGAGCGCATAAATGCTGCCCAAGTAGCCAGCGGCAGAGCCGATGCCGCCCGACATGCCCGGCACTCCCTTGAGCCAGGTGTCCACGCCCTGCACGGTTTGGCCCAACGACATGAGCGAGGAACCTGCTGTTTCCCAGCCCTTGGTGACCAGGTCCATGCCGCTGCCCATGAGCCAGCTGCTGCTCTTGGCGCCCCAGGTGGACCAGTCCGTCAGGCCGCCGCTGAGCACACTACTGAAGCCTCCCGCGTTGCCAGCCAGGCCGACGCCGGCATTGCCGGCCGTCGCCATTGCGCCGCTACCCGTGACGCCCAGCAACTGCCCCACCACTCGCACAACAAACGGCTGCGCGAAGGCTTTATAGAGCTGGTCTGCAACCGTGGTTTTAAAGGTCGTGGCGAGCGAGGTGGTGAAAGACTTCCATTCACCCTCGCCGCGATTGAGCATCTCGGCAAAGCCTTTGCGGAAAATGTCGTCGTACTGGTCCACGGACTGTGTCCACTCACGAACATAGACACGGTTTGCGGCAGCGGCCTGGGCCTGCTCGGCCGCCGCAGTGGCATCGGCCTTGAGCTTGGCGGCCCCGACCTTGTCAGCAGGGTTCTTCTCGTCGATCTCGGCCAGTTTGCGCTTGAGGTCGATAGCGATGCGGTACTGCTCCAGGGCAATGTCCCGATCACGCTGCGACATGGTCGTCAGCGAGATTTCAAACCGCACTGCGTCGTTGGCTTCCTGCACGCTGCGCGCAAAGTCGGCCACCATCTTGGCCGATTCGTTGTAGCCCTGCGTCTTGGCGAGGTCGCGCTGGGCCTGAGCCTGAGCCCGCAAAGCCGCGCTGGCCTGGCCGGACAGGTCGATACCATCCATGGTGATGGCCTGGCGCTCGAGGGCGGAGGCCATCTCTTCCACACGCGCCTTGCGCAGTTCCCCCAACGCCGCGCCCGTCTTGCCGATCTCTTTTTGATCCAGCTGCGCGATATACAGGTTTTGCTGAGCCTGGCGAGCGGCATCCTGGTAGCCGTCGACACGCTTTTGCAGGGCATCCGCCGCCTGGTCGTCATTCTCTTGCTGCTGACGCAGAGCAGCGGCTTCGATATTGACCCGCTTTTGCTCCAGCTCGGCCAGCTCGCCCACCACATCGGCCTGCTTCTTGGCCGAGTCCTTGCGACCCTTGAGCAGCGCCATTTCGCTTTCCAAGGCCGAGCGCTGGGCGTCAATATCGGCGAGCTGCAGTGCGGTGCGGCGCTCCAGCGCGTCGGCATCACCGATCACGCCACGCTTGTGCAGTGACTCCACCTCGGCCAGGCTGTCCGCCGTCTGGGCCGCCAGCAGCTTGTAGCCATGCTTGGTGGCCGCAATTTCCGCATCAATGCCATGAGTGCGCGCCGTAGCCGCGCCCGCGCCCAGTGCCTTGATCTGTTTGTCGCGTTCGTCGGCCAGGGCCTTCTCGGCTTGGGCCTGCTCAGCCTGGGCCTCTTTGAGCTTCGCGGGGTTGAAGTCTGGTGACTCCCTGGAAATCTTCTCGAATTCCTTAAAATTCTTCTTCGACGCGGAGAGCTTGTCGTTGTATTCCTGCTGGATGGCCGTGGCCGTCTTGACCCCGTCAATGGACTTGCGCCAGGCCTGCTCCGCACCCGAGACCGTCAGGCTGAGCTGTCCGGTTGCGCCAGCCGTGGCGGCCGAGGCCTTTTCCACAGCATTCAGCGAGCCGGTGACGGCCTTGATCTCGGCGTCCGTGGCGCGCAGCTTGGAGTCGACGCCCACCTGATAATCGTTGCCGAAGAAAAACTCCAGCAGACCGCCGCCCTTCTGGTCCAGCAGCAGCTCGTCGCGCTTTTCTTTCAGGTTGTCGAGATGCCCTCGCAGACGGGCAATGTCGCGCTCTTCCGCCTGGCCACCATTGGCCACGGCCGCGTCAATACGCTCCTTGGACTGGCCGACCTTGGCGGTCTTTTCGGCCTCCCAACGCGCCTCGACCAGTTTTCCGATCAGCACCGTGAGCGCAGCGATGGCAATCCCCACCGGGCCGCCCAGCGCACCCATCACGACCCCGAATGCGCGCCCAGACAAGGATGCGGCATTCTGCGCGGCCGTCAGCCTACCCGTCGCAGCCGTGGCCGCATTTTGCGCAGCGGTCTGCGCCGTGGTCGCCGCCGCAATGGAGGCCTGAACGCCCGCCTGCTGCCGACCCAGGGTGGCCAACTCGGTCATCAAGGCCGCATGCTGGGCCTGGGCCGCCGTCAGCGTCTGCGTGCCTTCGCGCACCAGAGCCAGCGCCATGCTCTGCGCGCCAGCGGCACGGGCAGCAGCGATCTGCGCCTCGGCCTGGGCCATGGTGGCGCGCGCCGCGCTCATCTTGGCGACTACATCGGCACGCGCTGCAACAATGGCCTCTTGGGTGATCTGCAGGGTCGCGAGCTGGGCTGCCTGCGCCGCGACCTCTGCCCGAGCACGGGCGGCATTGGCGTCCAGCTCTGCCAGGTAGGCGACCACTTTCTCCCGCGACGAAGTGGCCACTTGTGCGTTGCCGGTGGCCTCCGCAGCCTCCTGCACCATCGGCAGGCGCGATGCCTGTGCAGCCTCCCGCTTGGCTGAATTGGCGCTGGCCATCTCCCCCACAAAAGAGCCCAATTTCACCGCGCCATAGGCAGTGGCCAGGGCGGCGACGGCCGCACGGTGCTCCCAGACTACAGAAATGCCGGCACGCCCCATGGCTGCAGCGTCGGCCAGCCCCTGGGAAAAGCTCTTCAGGTCGTTGACCAGCGCCGGATTCAGCGTGGCATTCTTGCTCTCGTCAAACGTCACGAACAGCTTGGAGACATCGTCCAGAGCTGTTTTGGTGGCCTGAATCAAGGGGCTCATGCCCTCCGATGCCACTCGGACGGCGCCCTCTTTCACGCTTTCGAGCTTGCCCTTGAGCGTGTCGTTGAAGGCCTCGCTGGAAGCCTGGAACCCCTTTAAACGGTCCATCAGGAACTTGAACAGCCCCTCGCTGGAGGCCTTGGCCGCCGCAATGTCCGAGTCCTTGAGGCCCAGCGCCGTCGCCAGTTGCGAGCCCGCTGCCGTAATGCCGCCCGCGACCAGGTCGCGCAGCTCCTGCACCACCTGGGAACCGGACAGGCCAATGGATTTAACGGCATTGGTGCCCACCACCGTGAGCTGGCGGACTTCCTCCAGCGTCATCTTGGCGCTCAGACCCGGGGCCAGCAGCGCCTGGAACACGCTGGTCAGCTCCTGGCTGCTGGCGGCCGTGCGCAGCGCATCGTCGTTGAGCTTGCGGACGTACTCGCTGGAGATCTTCAGCGCCTGGTTGTAGTCGGTCTGGTGGCCGTTGATGGCCGTCATGCTGCCCAGGATGCCGGCCATGCCGACCTGGCTGACTTCTATTTCTTTGGAGAAATTGAAGGCATTGCGCGGCAACGATGTAATAGCTTCGGTAATCGCATTAATGGCAGAGCCAACGATATGTAGGCCCGCTGCGCCCTGCACAATATCGCGCACGGACATATTGACTCTGGCCAGGCTGCGCGTTGCGCGCTCCGCGCTCTGTTCGGCGCGACTGCCCATATTGTCAAACTCACGGCCAATGCGTGGCAACTCAGTCGTGACCGACTGGGCATCCACTGTCATCTTGATACCGATTTGCCGCACCGCGCTCATATCGTTTAAAGTCCTGGGCGTATGTTTAAATATCTGGCGCTGTTTTTTGCTGGTCTGGCCTTGACCGTATCCACCCCATATCTAATGGGATGGTGGGTTGCGCTATGGGCTATTGGCCTTCCGGCCTGGCTTCTGTATTGCCTGGCAGCCAGATAAATAAGGCGCGGCATTAGCGCGCCTTATTGCGTATCTGCACTGTCTCGTCTTCCAAAACCTGCAACTGCAGAAACACGTCCTCTTCCTGATCTGCAGGAACCCGGTAACGCCGCATCACGACTTCTACGCCGGGATAATTGAGTCCCTCCCAAATCACGCCCCCCAGGCCTACCGAGGTCTTGACCCACTGCGTGCTGCATCCCAGATACACGTCCCAGGCCCTCGCATGCTCCGGCCATAGTTCGTAGTTGCTGGGTGCTGCCTTCTGCTGGGCCCTGGGCAGCAGCCGATCAATATCGACGCGCAGCAGCTCGCAATCCGTGCGCAGTTCGTCGTTTACGACGTGACGCCTGGCGCCATCGAGCCCGAAGTAGTGCTGGACGGCGCCCCGAAGTTTTTTTCTGCGGCCGCACGCTGGTGGACGAAAAAGTGGTCAAACCAGGAAATGGCCATGGCTTCCTCCATGCCAGAGAAAACGGCTTCGGTCGCCACCCGCTCCGCGTGGCTGTATGGCACAGGCTGGCCCGTTTCATCCAGCATGCCGCCCCAGCCGGCCACAATCTTGTCCAGCAGTTGCTCGGTCTTGATTTCTCCGCTGACAAACTGTTTTTGCAGCGCATCACGCTCATCTTTTTTGAGGCGATGAAATTGCGCCGTAAATTTGTGCTCAGCGAATTTGCCGCCGTCGATGGGAATAAACAGCGTTGCCGGGCATTCAACGACGGGCTTAATTTGGCTATTGGCAATAACTACGGCCATTTTGTTTTTCTCCTGAAAATATAAATAAATAGGGTTAGCGGACGATGATTTCCCACTCGTCGTTTCCGACAAGAGGCACATAACGCAAAGGGACCGTGATCTGCTGGACGCCATCCGATTCGCCGAAACTGGGTTTGCCCAGTTGCACGTTGGGAGCCTTCAGCTCGATCACATTGGTTGCTCCTGGGCCATGCTTGAAGGCCAACGGGCCTCGGGCCGAGGTACGGGCCAGCTCCACCCAGTTCTTTTCCGATACCAGCGTGTTATCGAAGGTCACGCTGCCCGTGCTCTTGCGGCCGGTGATCTCTACGGTGTCCACATTGATCAGGTCACGCTTGATCACCGTGTTGCCAAAGTCGAAGCTAAAGGCGCTGGCAGCAACCGCCACACCGTGCAGCGCCAGGGTGCTGTTGGTCTTGTTGATGCCGAAGGGGCTCTGGAACTTGGTGTAGTTCACCGCGGGCAACGCTGCATCGGTTGCGGCCTGATAGGTGCCAGTCACCTCAAACTGGAACTTGGGAAGGCTCTTGGCATCCCCCGTCAGCTTGACGTTCATCATGGCCGCCGTCATTTTTTGCAGATTGCGCCCTACCGCGATGTAGATCGTCACGCTCTCATGGCCCTGAGAGACCTGTGCAAAGCGCACGTCCGTACCCGCAGTCACCGTCACACTGGCACCGGCCGCACGAAGCAGTGGCTCATAGCCAGGCAAGTCGCCTGCCGCCGCAACGCCCGCAGCTTCGACAGAAAACGACAGCTTTGCGTACTGGGTCACCATAGCGCTGCCACCATCTCCGAAATAGGGCCGGATGTTGTTGCGCTCGACCTCATCGCCTTCCAGGGGAGTGAAGGTCACATCGCTGACCAGGACGGCATTGGCGGCGCCAGTGGGAATTGCATCCGTGCCCTTGGTGGCTTCCACCTTGGCCAGGATCACGGTTTGATTGACAAAAATCGCTTCAGACATTGCAGTCGCTCCTATTTAAAGATGGGGCTCAGGCCTTGCGCACGGTGCGCTCGATCAGCGTGCGGGTGCCGTCCGCGTTGCGCTGGTAGAGCCCGCCCTTACCGTGGTGCTCGTCCTGGGCGTCGGTTTTCTCCTGCGCCTGGGCAAGAACCAGGGCGGATTGATCTCCTTCGCCAGAGCCATCGGCGGTGGTCTGGGCTTTTTCCGTGGCATCGGCTGCCTTTCGGTTGTTCATTGGTAACTCCAGGTTTTCAGTTGCAGGACCACGGAGTGGCACAGCACTCCCGCGAAATTGACAGGCCCGGCATCCACGACCTGGACGCCATCGGCCTCGGATTCCCCTCCCAGCGGCCCCGGTTGGCACACGCCGCCCAAGGTGGGGTCAGCCCGCACCAGGGCACGGAACTGCTCGACCAGGTCATCCAGCTCCAGCTCGGTGGCATCGGCATCGCGGAAGGACAGATAGCCACGTATCTGCCAGCTGTGCACATTGGCCGTGCGGTGCAGATTCGGGCTGCGCTCGACAGTGGCGCTGCGGCGAATCCACCAGCCGCGGATCTGCTGCACCCCACCCGTAGGGGTGAAGAGGTAGAGCTGCTTGAACTTGTCGTTGCCCTCGGCAAAGCGCTCACGGTCATGGACACGGCCGATTTCCGGCACCGAGGCCAGGGCCGCGACGATGGCGGCGCGGTGCTGCTGCAATGTGCTCATTGCCCGCCCCCGGCCAGATGGCCTGCCACTCGGCCGGCGCAGTCCTCAAACAAGCGCAGTACCTGGCTCTCTGTGGCGGCAATGGCCTCGCCAAAAGGACGCTGAGCCTTGGTGCCTTTGCGGGCGATCTTTCGGGCGACCAGGAAGGCCACGCTCTTGATCTCCTTGGGCTCGCGCACGCCCAGCACCGCCTTGACCCAAGGCTCCAGCGCGGCCACGGGCGGCATATGCGGCTTGGTGCCCAGCTCGACAAACGTGGCCGATGGCTGGGAACTGCCCACCGTGCCGATGACACCCACAGGCGTGGAAAACGCATCGCTGGAAATGCTGGCCGCAGTCATGCCCGTGTGCTTGGGCATGCGCTCCTTGGCTTCACGCTCGACCAGCAGGGTGCCCTGGGTCATCGTGGCCAGCAGCTCCTGACGCGTCACTTCTGGCGCTTGGTGAAGGCCCCGTGTAAAGGCATCCAGGCCAAACAACGTAAGGTGCAGACCACTCATATCCCACCTCGGCCCACCAGCTTGTGGCGAGGATTGCGGCGGGGCCAGCTCACGACCGCAGACACAGCAGACCCTGCGACCACATCCTGGGTCGTCGGGTCCAGCTGCCCAATGCCCGCAAAATAAGCAACCCTGTATTCCTTGGCACGAGCGGCATAGTTGCGCGAGCGGCTTTCGGTGCGTGCCATGTCCGAGCCCATCGTGGTCTCGCGGTCGCCTGCAAAGCGCGTGGCCAGTTGCTGGCACAGCAGATGGGCGGCAAAAGAAGCCACGGCCAGGCGGTGGCGCTGGGGAATGCTGTCCGAGCTGGCGTCCAGCACATGGGGCAGTTGGTAGCTCACGCGCACCAGGGCGCCGTCAGGCAGGGCCTTCTCGCTCTCCAGGCCCCAGCCCGTGGCCGTTTGGTAAGCGTCCGCAAACACCAGGGAGGCGGGACGCCTGCCCACGGGAAACTCCACGGCTTTCACGACCGCGCTGTCGGTCCAGCCAGCTGGCACCGGGCCAAACACACCCATCGCGGGCCAGATCACCTCTTCCACTTCCAGGCGAGGCAGGTCTTCGCTGTAGCGCATGCGCGCCTGGTCGATGGCACGGTCGCGCACTTCAGCGGTGATCGCATCGTCCTGGTCGGGGACCATGTCCTGAACCAGTTGCTGAATGTCTGCAAGCGCCACTGCGGCTCCTCGTGTTTAAAAGTGGGTGTCGGGGTTTGCGAAGGCTCCGGGCCTGGGCGGTCTGGGGACTTGGCAAACCCGCCCCTTGCGGGGACGGGTTGGGAAGGCTCAGGTCGCGTCAGGCAACCACGGCCTTGGTGAAGGCGCGGTAGTCGGTCACAGCGCCGCCGTAGATGTGGCGCAGCTTGTAGGTCAGCTTGTCGGCGGCGAACATGGAGCCCACGTTGGGTGCGTCCTGCACGAACAGCTCAGGCTCCTGCTTGCCATCCAGGAAGCCCAGCTCGATGCCTGGGATGTCGGCGGGGTCGGCAGCGGTGCACCAGTCGTTGGCGTCCTCCCAGTACCAGACCGGGATGATGTTCATGGTCAGCGACTGAATGAACGTCTTCTCGTTGTTGCTGGACAGCTTGAACAGGTCCACGGCCGCTTCCTGCAGATCGGCAGGAACCAGCAGACGCGTGGGCGTGATGCCGATGCGGTCGTCGCTGCTCAGCTCGGTCTGCTTGAGCATGGCCAGGCGGTGGGCGGCCAGAGAGGCCTTATCCAGGGCCGCCGTGAACAGGTTCTTGTGGTCCGCGTGGAACAGAGCCTTGCCGTCATAAATCGCTGCGTTGGAGCGCAGGAAGTCGAACACGAACTTGGCCAGGGTGCGCTTGGCTGCACGAGACAGCTTGGTCGGGATGCGGCGGATCACGCCCACATCGTCGTTCTTGATCATCTCCAGCGTCACGTCCTCCGTGCCGCCGCGCTTGGTCACGCCGTAGGTAGCCTCTTCATCGGTGGGGCTGGCCAGCGGCTGATAGTCCGCGCCTTCGGCCACCACCGGCAAGTCGCCATAGCCGCCCCAGCGGGTGCGGTGCTGCATGCGGAAGTCGTTAACCGGCACCACGTTGACCAGCTGACGCCAGCCCTCGAAGTCCACGGCCGCCCGATATTCGGACAGCATGCGGCGGGTGACGCTGTCGCCCAGGACTTCGCCCAGGGAAGAGCTGCCCAACGACTCCACCAAACGGGACTGGTCGCATTCACGCAGACGACCCGTGACCAGGCGGTCGCCCGTCATCTCGATATAGCACTCCTTGAAGGACTGCACGCGGCCATGGTCCTTGTGGTCCGGGTTCCAGAAGGCGTCGAGCATGTCCTTCATGGTCAGGCTACGGTCGCCCATCACGATGGAGCCTTCGCCGAACATGGGCACGCGCACGGTGCCCGATTCAGTCATGCGGGCGATGTATTCGCCCTCGGCCTTGATCAGGTCTCCCACGGCAGCCTCGGTCAAGCGGTCAGCGCCTGCCGTGGCCACCTGGGCCTGCAGACGGTCTTTGGCAGCTTGAGGCAGCTTGGCCAGGTTGATACGGTCGCGGGCTGCACTGCGCAGCTCAAACACCTGCAGGTCGGCGCGGGTCAGCGGGGCGTTGTCACCCGGAGCCTCGGTCACGCGCTGCGTGCCAGGCTCGGGCACCAGGGGGCCGCAGACGGCTTCATGCAGGTTGAGCACCTCGTCGTCGGTGATGGTTTCCAGGTTGATGGCGGCATGCTTGGCCGGGTTCTTGGCCTTGATGGCCTCCAACA